GATCTGCAGGTGATGGGACATTATTGTTTTGTGGTAAATTAATCAACGGATCCATTTTTGTTAACAATTTTTCTTTTTATAACTTATTGTTTGGAATGTATAATGTTAAAAATTATCATCAAAAATAATTGGTTCTACAACCATAAAAGTTGGTTTTTTATATTCGCTTACACGCTTTTCAAAAAAATTGGTTTTTCCTTCAAGCGAAATCATTTCCATAAAAGGAAAAGGGTTTTTTGTATTATAAATTTTATTACAATTTAATTGAAGTAAAAGTCGATCTGTTACAAATTCTAAATATTCAGTCATTAAATTATTATTCATTCCAATAAGAGAAACTGGTAATGATTCCACAATAAATTCTTTTTCAGTATTTAATGCTGAAACTAAAATTTCCTGTATACGATTTTGAGAAAGTTTATTTTTTATATAATTGTTGTACAAATGTATAGCAAATTCACAGTGCAGTCCTTCATCTCTAGATATTAATTCGTTTGAAAAACAAACTCCTGGTAATATACCTTTAGATTTTAACCAAAAAATTGCACAAAACGATCCTGAAAAAAATATACCTTCAACAGCAACAAAAGCAATTAGTCTTTCTGCAAACGAGGCGGTTTTTCTATTGGTCCATTTTAAAGCCCATTCTGCTTTTTTTTTAATTGCTGGAAAATTTAAAATTGCTTCAAAAAGTTTTGATTGTTCTGTTAAATCTACAACCAAAACTTCTAAAAGTAAACGATATGTTTCACTATGAATTGTTTCCATTGCACTTTGAAAAGATAAAAAAGCTCTAGCTTCTGGTAGCTGAATTTCTGAGTAAAAATTTTCAACAAGATTTTCATTTACTATTCCATCACTAGCAGCAAAAAACGCCAATATATGTTTAATAAAATATTTTTCATTATTAGACATTTTTGACCAATCTCGTAAATCTTGGGAAAAATCTATTTCTTGTGGTGTCCAAAACGCAGCTTTATGTTTTTGATAAAAACTGTCAATATCAAAATATTGAACAGTAAAAACAAACCTATTTTGGTTTGGAGTTAATAAAATTTCTTGGTTCATTTTATAAAACAACAGCTATTTAAATTATTCATTTAAACCTTTATATTGTTAAAGTCAAATTTTGTTCTTTCCATAACCTTGCATATCTTACAACATCATACAAACGTATGGGGTAATCTAATGACGATAGTTTTGGTGAAATATTTTGTAAACGTTTTTCGTTTATAGCATTATTTTTAATTACCCAGTAACCCAAAACAAAACCTGTTGGGTTTTTATATCCTGGAGAAGCCACGTTTTTGCTTTGAGTAATGAGAAATGAAATTTCTCGTCTGTTTAATTTTATTATATTTTGTTCTACCATATTAGTAGCAACTAATTTTACAAAAGCTGTAAATCGTTGTACCGGATCTCGTAATGCTTCTGCTCCAATATTTATATCATCTTCAGCAAAATATTCAGCTCTAGCAAGTAAATTCATTTCAGGACGAGACATTTCCCCTTCTTCATTAGCATAAACGTATTCATTTTCATATTCATTATCGCTCATTTTAAATTGCGTAGAAATAATCATGGTTACACAAAAGTGAAATGGGGTCTTCTTTCTCATCAAATGTGGCTAATAGTATTACTCAAGTAATATCTAAAATATCAACACAAATTATTCAAAATACGCAATTAACACAAGATCAATCTCAGATTATAAGTGTTTCTAATATTGACGGAGATGTTCATATTACAGGAAATACTTTTTCTCAAATAGCTACTGTTAACATGCAATCTTTAATGTCTGCTTTAACAACATCTGAAGTACAACAATCTATTATTCAAGAATTAGCCCAACAAGCTAAAAGTATAACATCAGGATTAAATTTGGTTCAATTTGCTGATTCATCAAATACAATAAACTCTCTTATTGAGGCTGAAATTGATGTATTAAACGAAATTAGTCAAAATTGTGTAACTATTAGTAATCAATTTCAAGAAATTGTTGTTGATAGAATAAAGGGTAATGTTTATATACAAAACAATGTATTTAGTCAAATGTATAATATTTTTGAAAATTGTGCCCAACAAATTATTGCAAACAATAAAGAAATACAAGATGCATTAAATAAAATTGCTCAAAGTTCAAGCGCATCTTCACAAGGTGTTTCAGAATGGGCAGTTGTGGCTGGTTTAGCAATTATTTTTGGCTTACCTATTGTTGGAGCAACAGTAGTCGGAGTAAAAGCATTAAAATATATTTTTCCTCTAATTCTTATTGTCGGACTTGTTTTAATTATTGTATATTTTTGGAAAAGTAAAAATGAAATGAGTTTAACTGGTTATTCTAAATTAATTCGTGATACACCTATATGTATGTATACTCCTAAAAATCTTGTTTATGATACCAGTTTTAAAAATGAAACTGATGCAGCAAATAGTTGTTTATCAAATTCTACTTGTCAAGCATTTGATTGGGTAGCAGGAATTGTGCAACAAGACGGAAGTTTTCAACCAAGTCCTAATCCATCTTCAATTTTTTATTCGGGTGTTTCCAAAGATTGTCAAAAAGCAATACAGGCTGATGCAACAAAAATTTTATATACACCAAAAATGTTTAAAGGACCAGGAAATCCCCCAATTATTCAAGAAGCAAAAAATGGTGATATATTTATGAATACAACTACTACTGAATGGTTTCAGTTAACAAATAATGTTTGGCAATTAAAAGGTGTTTTAACTTTAAAGCCTTTTAACACTGCAAATTGGGGTACAACAATTCCAATTTCTGGACAGGGAAATGTTAATGATGTGTATTTTTTTACAAACAATTTTTCTTCTTTTAATTTATATAGATATGGTTCTAATGGAACGTGGACATCGGAACAAACAATTCCAGGTCCGGGAATGTTTCCAAGTTCATTAACTCCTCCAAATATAAATACTAGTGGATTTAAAAATATAATAAGAAATCAATGGTTACTGTATGGAGGGATTACTGCTATTGTAGTTGGTGCAATTGGATCTTTTTGGACCCTAAAACAGCCAACAACTAAAAATTAAAATATCCCAAACCAATTGGTTTGGGATCAGAATACTAGATGTTAGTTGTATTCATCATTTCATTTATAAAAATTAAACACTTCGAGAATCGTCTGAATATTGTATTTCATCAAAGAGTTGAAAATCTTCCCCCTCTTCAAAAAAACCAACTAAAATCCCTTCAGGAATTTCATCATCTTCTTCAGGAATTTCATCATCTTCAGGAATTTCATCTTCAAAATATTCTTCAAAATCTTCAAAATTGTGACGAATTAATTCGTCAAACACATGACCTGGAATTTTATCAAATGGATCTTCATCAAAATCCAAATCTTCATCAAGATCCAAATCTTCATCAAGATCTTCGGCTGATAAATAAAATGATTCATTGTCCTGGTTGTGAATGTGTTCCATTTTAAAGGTTTGTTAAATCCGAATAAACGGCTTAATATATTAAAAGTTTTTGAAAATTATCAAATCAAATTTTTATAAGCTGTAAAATTTTGCAATGTACAGTTTCTAATAGGACGGGGTGTTTGTTTAAAACAGGCTATTACAATAATCCAATATATAAATTTTTTTAATTGCATATTTTTAATTTTATGATATACTTTAAAGTATAGCAATATTATTTTGTTGCAATATTAATTTAATATTGCAACATTAATACAATTAATTATTTAAATTTTTTTCAACAAGAACAATTTTTAAAACAATTTTATTGTTTAAATTTTTCCAATTATTTTTTATACTCATTTCAATTAACGTTCTTAAATCTTCATTATTTAATGCTAAAACACTAATTGTTACATTTGTTTCAGTATTTTCATTTAAAATTGAAGTTTCTAATATTAAATTTTCAATGTTTTTACAAGACATTAAATGTATGGAAGTATTTTGTTCATTTTTTGTTTTGATTGAATGAGGAAAATTAACCATTAAAAATTTTGTACTTAAATCATTTAATTGATCATCAATACCTATATATGGATTTATTAATATATGCATTTTTTTTAATTTTTACAACCTTTTAAATTAAGTTCCTGTAGAACCAAACCCATTAGTTCCTCGATCTGTTTCAGATAAACATGTTTCAGGAACAATTTGTGTTTCGGCTATTGTTTCAAAAATTAATTGGGCAACTCTATCTTGATGATTAATTTCAAAAGGTTTTTCTCCATGATTAAATAGTATTATTATAATTTCACCTCTGTAATCAGAATCAATCACTCCACCACCAATATCAATTCCGTATTTAATTGAAAGACCAGAACGGGGGGCTATTCTACCATAACAGTTTTCGATTGGTATTTCAATTGAAATACCCGTTTGTATACACATTCTTTTGTTAGGTAAAAGTTGTACGGTTCTTTTTAATACATTATTTGTATCATTATTTTTATTATTTATATAGTAAATTGTTATAATAAAAACAATTGTAACACAAGGTATTACAAAAGATAAATTTAAAAAAATAAAAATAATAAAAATTGCAAAGAAAAAAGAAAAAAAAGAAAAAAACAACAAACCATTATTTACATCTTTTTTAATTGTTTGTTTAGGAATGTATGCATATAAATCGTAACCAGCTGCCTTTTTTGATCCTTTAGTAGGTAAAACAGCATCTTCATATAATTTTACAGCACAAATATTTGTGATGGTCATTTTATTAAACTTTTATTTTACTTCCTTATTTTTAAGTCACAAAATTCAAGTTGTAGATACATTTAAAGATGAAATGATTGTATTAAAATTTATTATGCCTCGTTTTTTACCCAAAACACAAAATCATCAAGAAATAGAATTTTCTACAATTCCAAAAACCTCATTTTTATCTCCTTATGTTCCAACAACAATAAAAACTAAAAAGTTAAAATCAAACAATCTTCCAAAAGGAAAATTTTTT